TTTACACTTTAGATATTCTTCGATCTGCCACGGTTGCCATTCAATTTGCGTACCAGCTGGCTTTAGAAGTGGATTACCATTTACACCACTATGTTCGATCTCAACATCATATTCTTCTTCAAGCACTGCACTCATTCATCCGACTCCAGATTCTTGGCGCGTTCTTTTAGAAACTTTTGTAACTCGGCTGTCGAGCCGACGAACAGGTTATTGTTGACTGTCTTGGGCGAGCCATCGTTCTGAACGCCACGAGCCTTGTCAATATCAATTTTGCGCTTGCGTGTTTCAAGCAAGTCTTTGTTAGTATCAGCCAGTGTTTTGATTAGTGTGGCAACCACTTCGTATGCACGAGGGTGCTCGCTATTCTTAGCAAGCATAATCAGTTCGTCTAGGGCTTTGTTTCCTTTTTTGGCAAGTTCTTGTAGGTTCTTGCGCGCAAGCTCAAAGTCCTGCTCTGCGTCGCTAGTTTCTTCGACGACTACAGGAAGCTGTTCTTCTTTTTGTTCTTCCACCACCAGCGGATTCATATCTAGTGCTTTGGTCAAATTATCCATAATGCTGTTCATAGTTTATAGTAAATCTTCTACTGTTACGATATAATCCCAATCGTCAGTGACCATGATAAAATTCTTGTCAATAGTTAACGAAGAATTAGTTGTACCAGTTCCGTTAAAGGTTGACTGGTAAGTATTGGAAACTAAGTTTGTGCTAAATGCTGACTCGACTCTCATAGATGTATTGTTAGCAATCGATGTGACGCGCTTAAATTGATTAGCAGCTTTTACATAATTACCAACTGCCATCGTTGTAGTAAATGAAGTCGCGGAACCTGTAACCAGATTACCAGAAGAAGAAATAGTTCCAGCTAAATTTGCTGTTGGTATTAATCCAGGAGTAAACGAGTAAGTTACAACAGGAGTATTTGCAGAACCAATTTCAGAATCAAACCCATCAATAAAGAAATTAGTATTAGCCATCTTAATAATTTTCTTCTCTTTAATAGGACCAAATAGATAACATTTCATGGTAAAATCTAAAGTCCAAATTAATGCCCTGCGTGTTTCAAAGTCGCCATCGTATGTGTCGTCTGAAGAAACAGAAATTAACACAAGAGGAATATCTAATGTAATGTCCATATCGTCAATTAGTTGTACGCTGTTAGTCCACTCTGGTGTAAAGAATGGTAGAATCTGTTCTAAAATCTGAGTTCCGTCTTCAGCAGACTTTACCATAATGCTTAACGAAAAGTTGATATCATATGGAACAGGAGCATATACTAGACTTCTTTTTTTAGTATCTGTTTTACTAGCGATAGTATAACGCTGAATTGTTTTTAATTTACGCTCGCCTGCGTATGTCATTGATGTAATCTCAAACCCCATGTACGGCAAATTGATTGCTGTTGGTTTTGAAAACGAAGGATCATCTTCGATTCGAGAAAGCAGTTTATCTCTTGGCGAATACGCAATAGGAACTTTGATTCGCTTCTGAACCGTGCCAGCAGAATCGCGTCTGGAAACAACTATGTTATTAAACATCGTTCCAAATACTACGACATAGCGTCTTATATGTTCGTGGTAAAACTCGTGACCAAACATTAGTAATTATTTCCTTCTGAGAACGGATCCATTTCTGTAAAGTCAAGTATGCCTGATTGACCATCAATTTCAAATTCTTGATTCATTGCATTTGAATCTTCTAGTACAATATCTTCTGGGCTTGCTGTTCCAATACTAACATCAAGTTCTGCATATACTGAATCTATGTCTGGAATTCCTGTATCAAATGTTTCGTTGTTATATTCAAACAACTCGCAAGAAATATCCCAAGTTTGCAATGAACCAAGCTGATAGAATATAGCTTCGTGCTCAACAAACATAATCTTATACATCTTACGATTTAGTGGGAACCAGATTAAATCGCCTTCTAATGGTCGTACCATGTTTGCTTCTTGTGTAAGAACTTCACTAGCAAAACTACGACGAGAAATAGTAAAGGTAATTCGATCGCGAATCTCGATACGTTCTTAATATACATTTCGATAGGATGCGCGGTGTTATAAGTCGCTAGTTCTTCTTCGCGAAATATTGTATCGCGATTAAGGACGCGCTTTGGCAGATAATACAAATCAATACCATAGATTTTAATTGATTCCACAACTAAATCTTCGATTAGATTTTGCTCCATCGAAGATTGAAAGTTGTTAAAGAAAAAGTTGGTGGCCATCAGCCAATCATATCCATGTTTGGAAGCGAGTAGCTGTTTAGCATTTCTTCTTCCATCTTAGCAATTTCAGTAGCTGCGTCATCAAGAATCTTTTCGCCATTAAACTGAACGCCACCAGGAAGATTCAATCCAACAAACTTAGTAAGATTTGAACCCCACTGATATTTGATTTTGGCGGTACAGTAGTTCTGCAACCAGCGGTCACTCCAAGCGTCAGTCCATACATCTGGGTCAATTATTTCGTATGCTTCGATGATAATGTAGTGTCCTACGTCTACCTTATTCCAATCCATATCGATATGTAAACGATCGCGATGGCGCTCGTAGCGAATTGGTTGTTTACCAACTAGCAATTCTTCTAACAATTGAATGTGTTGCATAGCCATAAAGTATGGCACCATTGACTGGCTGGTTAGAGTATACAAGTCATTTAGAGCAATCTGGTAACGAATGTTAAACAGGTTATTCGTATTAACTGCATCACCAACATCAAAGATATTAATCGCACCGATGATGTTTTCTGGTAACGTAATATACGTGTTATCTTTATCGGTCTGGGTTACAGGATGCTTGTAATAGGTTTTGTGTGAACCATCAAAGTGATAATCCCAATAATAACGCAAAGATTCATCAATTCGGTCATCAATTTGGTCGTCATCGACGTTAATTTCAATGACTGGTTTGCCTAGCTTACGAAGGCAATATTCTTTGAATTGGGCTCTGGTAGCAGGAACTGCCATTGTGGTTCTCCGAAAGTATGTATATTTAGGCGAGGATACTACGTATCTCTTTTACCCAATATTTAGTAGCTTCGCCATTTTGTCTAATTCTTTCGAATGTAGATTCTGGTATGTAGGGTTTCACAGCTTCAGCATAGTCCAAGTAATAATCTAAAGGATATCCAAATGTTTCGTCTGCTGTTATGTTATCGTATTTTGCTATCGAAGACATCCAAAAATTGACAACGAACGATTTACTAGACCTTATATTATGCATCAAAGTCTCGCGTGCCGAAATAGCAGAACCGATTAGTGGATCGCTTTTCATATTATACAGGCGATCTAGGTTTCCTAGCTGATTGTTTATATTAGCATCGGTTATAAGTTCACCGTCGTTATTATAAATCCTATTAATTAAATCTAGATTTAGAGCAAATACTGAAGAATCATATCTTGAATCATCTCTTGGCAACCCAATCATATGATACATGTTTAATCTTTTATTATCTGCATATACTCGCGTCTTGCCAATAACAATTCTATTTTTTTCTAGTGACTCTAGAAGCGAATCTTGGAACGGATCTTGAAGAATCAAACATCCTGCCCCAACCACAAATACCTTGCCTGATGCTCCAACTGCTACTAAAGATTCTTGCACAGAAGCTACGCAATTATTCATATCCCAGTCTTTAACGACCAGTACATCTTGATTAGCATACTCAGATAGTTGTTTATTGTAATCTTTGAAAACAACAAATTCTGGGTTGTTGGCGTTCTTTTCGTACATATCATTATATTTCTGAACTTGTGATTCAGGAACAAATACAATCATTTTATCATGCGATGAGTTTCTCTTCGCAGAATCAATTGTCAAATAAGATCCATGATGCGTTGCAATAATAACTAAAGTTTTCATTCTTTATGCTTGTATTTTTCTTTCATGTGGGCAAAATAAGTATTAATTCTTTTCTGATAATCATCGTGGTAAATACAGATAAAACCAGATTCTGGATGTGATAACAATGCAGCAAGTTTGTTGTAGAGTTTATCTTTAACGCCACAGCGATCTAGTGCACGGTATACGTGTTCAAATGTCCCTTTTCCTTTTCTTTCTTTAGCATCAATCAATCCTAGAGATTTGCCAAGAATGGTAGCAGACAAACCAGTTTCAGAACTGGTGCAGAAATATGCTTTATCCGCTTTCTTAAGTAAAGGATACAAAGCAACATCTTTGCCAATGCATTTATCGCCCCATCTTTTTGTCAACATCGTTTCCCACACCTTAGCAGTAATTGGATGAAGTTTAACATAAGCGCCATCTTTAACTAGCTGATCAATTTTATCCATATCACACCAACCACCCTCTTTAGTTAGAAGGTTTGTTCCTGGCAAAATAATTAAATCTTTTACATTTATGTCGTCTTCTTCGTCTAGAAGATATTTGTCTGTAAGGTTTTCTTTTAATTTTGCAAGAACGGCATGACCCTCTTCGGTTGGTCCTTTTTTAATTTGTTCTATAAGATTATTAACAGCAATCTCAAAGTTGCATGGTGAAATCATTACAACCTTAGTCAACATATCTGTGTATTTGTATCCATGAACACGATCTCTCGGCGATTCGTATGAGATATCGTATTCAATTTTTACGCCATTTATTTGTTTTGGAATAAATGCAGATATGTTGGCCAAGTCGTCGTTTTCGTCAGATCGAAGCGCATTGCCAGTTTTCATAAAATGTGTAACTGAGTCGCCGAGCCATTCGTTCGAAGACATGTACATAAACGGTTTCTTTTTCTTTTTGACTTCTTCTGCCATAATAAAATCCTTGATTATTTTTCTAAATCTTTTACTCGTTTCTTCAACGATTTGATTTCTTTCTCAATATCAATCATCTTTTGTAAAACTACTTCTACGAAAGATTCAAGTTTGCGA